TGTTTAAGGTACAAGGTGCTCCACAAGATAGATTGGAGCTTTTAAGACAATTTATGGAAGATTGTCAGAACTTATTGCAAAGAGCACAAGAAGAAGTTCCTACTCCGCAACAAATGACTCAAGAGTTGGCTGAAGCTGGAGCAGCTACGGCAGCAGCAGAAGTAGCTGAAAATATTCCAGAAGAACAAAATCCTCTACTTTCAGGGGCTATTGATCTTAGTGAAGAACAGGTAGTAGAAGAGCCGCCAATGGAAGAAGAAATAATAGAAGAACAAACTAATATAATAGAAGAACAATAGATAGATCACCAGATCGGGCTTCGCCCATAAAAGCTAAAGGAGTTAAAATGGAGAATAACAGTCACGAACATCTTAATGATGTAGTATCAAACCAAGACTCTTCGGAGTCAGCAGCAGAAGAGGTAGAACAATCTCTAGAAGCTGCACAAGAGCCAGAAAGAAATGACGATTTTTCACGTAAATTCGCTGCTTTAAGCAGAAAAGAAAAAGAAGTCAGAGAAAGAGAAGCAGAGTATGAAAGAAGGATTGCTGAATTAGAGCATAAATTCACTGCTAAAGAACCTCAAAAGGAGCCTGAAATTCCCTTTGATGTTCAACTAAGGCAGAATCCTTTAAAGGCATTGGAATCAGTAGGGTTAAGTTATGATAAACTGACTGAATTAGCTTTAAATGATGGAAAGCTTACTCCTGAAATGCAAATGAAGTTAATGCGTGAAGAGCTTGAAACTGATTATAAATCTAAGTTTGAGGATTTAGAAAATAGATTGGTAGAAAAAGAAAAAGGTTTAGAAGAACAAAGGTATGAGGACATAAAGTTAGGTTTCCAAAATGAAATAGAATCCTTTGTTAACTCTAATGGAGAAGAATACGAATTAATAAAAGCAAACGAAGCAAATGATGTAGTTTATGACGTAATTGAAGAGCATTATAATGAAACGGGCAAAATCTTAGACATAAGAGAAGCTGCCCAAGCAGTTGAAAATTATTTAGAAGAAGAAGCTTCAAAGCTCCTAAACCTAGGTAAGATTCGTTCCAAGTTTAACCCTGGAAACAACGAGCAAGAACCCTCAAGACAGTCGCAAGTAACCCTGTCGAACGCCCACTCTGCTCAGGCGAATGAAAGAGTAGCAAGAAAGTTATCAGAAGAAGAATCAAAAAGCGCAATGGCACAAATGTTAAAATGGGATGATTAAAAATTTACTAAACTTAAAGGAGTTTTAAAATGGCACTTAATATGACAACTTTTGCTGCAGCCTTAAAGCAGCATTACACAGATGAAAAAATCGAAAATATGGTCTACAAGGATAATCCATTCTTGGCTATGCTTTCAAAATACGAAGATTTCGGTGGTGAAAACCTTAAGCTTCCTGTAAAATACGGGATTCCAATGGGTCGATCTGCTACTTTTGCTGATGCAGTTTCTAACAAAACCGCTTCTCAGCTTAAGGCATTTTTACTAACTAGAAAAGCTGACTACGCTATTGCTTCAATTGCTAACGAAACTATAGAGGCTTCAAAAGGTAATGCTAACGCATTTATCGAAGCTGCTACTTTCGAAATTGATGGAGCTATAGAAGCTGCTACTCGTTCTTTGGCTGTTAGCCTTTATGGTGACGGTTCAGGTTCTATCGGTGTTGTTGGTGCTCTTGCTACTACTACTGCTTCTAACGATACTATTACTCTAGCCACTATTCAAGACATTACTAACTTTGAAGTTGGTATGCAATTGAACTTTGGTACAGCTACAGCTAATAAGAAAATTGATAGTATTAACAGAGACACAGGTGTTTTTATTGTTGACGCTGCTTCAGGTGCTACAACTACTGAAGCTATTTATGTTGATGGAGATAAAGATAACATGCTTTCCGGTCTTGGTGGATGGCTTCCTTCTTCTGCTCCTGGTTCTACTGATTCTTTCTTTGGTGTTAACAGGTCTTCAGATTCTACTAGACTTGGTGGTATAAGATTTGACGGTTCATCACTTCCTCTTGAAGAAGCTCTTATTGGCGCTGCTGCTAGAGTTGCTAGAGAAGGTGGAAAGCCTGATGTTTGTTTCGTTAACTATAACAACTTTGGTGATTTAGAAAAAGCTCTAGGTTCTAAGGTTTCTTATGTTGACGTTAAAGTTAACCCTGAAATTGGTTTTAGAGGAATTTTGATTCACGGTCCTAGAGGTCCAATCAAAGTTGTTCCAGATCAAAACTGTCCTAATGGCGTTGCTTACATGCTTCAAATGGATGTTTGGAAACTTTACTCTCTTGGTAAAGCTCCTAAGATTCTAGACTCTGATGGACTTAAGTTCCTAAGAGAGTCAACTGCTGATGCTGTAGAAGCTAGAATCGGATACTATGCCCAATTAGGGTGTCGTGCTCCTGGTTTTAATGTTAGGGTTGCATTATCATAATTAATATAGAGGGGTCATAATGGCTCCTCTTTTTTGCTGCGTGTTGTATGACACTCAGACTAAAGGAGAAATAAAATGGCTAATAGAAATTTTAATAGAGTACAAGCTCTAGATAAAGAAGTTAAGTTTTTATTCTTAACTGCTACTATTGGAAGTGGGGGAGATCCTACTTTGGATGCAAGTAAAAGTGTTGGTATTAAATCTATAAGTGATACTGCTGTAGGAGAATATGATATTACTTTAGGGACTCCAGGTGGGTCTGCTGATAAGTATCCTGCTCTTTTGTTTATGCAGTGTTTTCTTACTGACTCTGCTGCTCTATCTACTAATGGAGGAGTAAGTTTTCAAATAGAAGCTGAAACTGTATCTAGTGATGGAGTAATTAAGCTTTTTGCTCTCGACAAAGACGGTGCTATAGCTGAAATTAGAAGTGGAGATGTTCTTCAAATTATGATCGCTGTTAAGAACTCTAACCAACCTGGTGTAGGCGTTAACTAAGGAGTAAATCATGATTATGATGGGTCCTAAGAAAGACAAAGGTGGAATGATTTCTGTCATTATTGAAAAGATGAAAGATCATTACGGTAATGGTAAAGAATCAAATGAAGAATTCGTTGAACACGAAGAAGAAAAAGAGCATGAAGTCTATGAACATTATAAAGAAGAAGTAGATGGTATCTTCAAAGGTCTTGAAGAAAAAGACAAAGAACTATTTTCTAAATCTTTAAAAATGTTTATCAAAAAATGTGTTAAAGAAGATTAATAATTGGGGGGCTAACGCCCTCCTCTTTTTGGGGGTTTTATGGCGGCTATAACCGAAGCTAAGTTAGTAGCTAGAGTACGGCAAAGAGCAGACATGGAGTCCAATCTTTTTGTCTCTGATTTAGAAGTACAAACTTACATAAATGCTGCATTATCAGAATTACATGATATTCTTGTTCAAACTTATGGACAAGACTACTATGTTAGTAGTGCTACATTTAATACAGTAGCAGGTACAGACTCGTATCCTATTCATAGCTCTACGTCTGGACCAAACATTTCTGACTTCTATAAACTTAGAGGTTTGGATGCTAAAATAAATGGTTCAGAGTATTTTACACTATCTCCATTTAATTTTAATGAAAGAAATTTATATAACAATTGGGGGACTTGGAGTCTCCTTGGCTTAACAAATATAAGGTATAGAATGGTTGGAGGGAATATAGTTTTTACTCCTACACCTGATGGAGTTACCGAAGTTAAAGTGTGGTTTATTCCTACAGCACAACAGTTTGATAGTGCTACTCCTGCTACATCTACTACAACTTTTGCAGACATAAATGGTTATGCAGAATACGTAGTTATAGATGCAGCTATAAAATGTTTACAAAAAGAAGAGAGTGATGTTAGTGTTCTTGTGGCACAAAAAGCAAATATGAAACGTAGAATAGAAGAAGCTGCAAATAATAGAGATGCAGGTTCGCCCTTGTCAGTATCGGATATTTATGTGGCTAATGATGAATTTTGGTTCACAAGGAGTACCTAATGACTGTACGGAGATTTAAAAAGATTTATATCCCACCTGAATCTCCAATTGCTAGTGAGTTTGGCAATTTACAAGATAATATAGAGCAATCGGTTAATCCTATTTTAAATGCTCAGATAATTAATGGAATTTATCTGAAGGAAATAGACTTAACAGCGAGTGTAGATAATTTAATAGAACATAAACTTGGAAGAGAGCCTTTGGGTTGGTTTGTAGTAAGAAAGTTTGCTGCAGGAGACATTTACGAATCTCTAACAGACTCAAGTGGTAACAACTATAATAGAAAAAAGTTTATTAACTTTCAAGTTGGAACAAGTTTATCTAATGTTTACTTTTGGATATTTTAGGAAATAATTATGGCTGAAACATCAACAACAACTTATATGAGCTTAACCCTTCCTACTCCAGGGGAACGATTAGGACCTACATGGGCTAGTGATTTAAATACGGCTCTAACTGCAATAGATGCCCATGATCATGCCACAAGTGGTAAAAGTCTAGGAGTAGCTGCTCTAACAGTAGATGCGAATATGGACTTCTCTCCTGGGACAACTGATTATGCTCCTACTAATATGAAGTTTGGAGGCTTTGCTTCTCAGGCTTCTGCTTTAAGTGCTACCAGTTTTCCAAGTTCAATTTATGTAGCTGCAGGAGATTTATACTATAACGATCTTGCTAACAATCAGGTTCGAATAACTGATGGAGGAGTTATAAGCTCTACGGGAGTTGCAGCTATTGCATTTTCTGCTGCTTCAACTTCTTTAAGTGGAACTGCTTCTATAACTGCAACAGATAATTTATCTTATTATTTTGTAGACACTTCCTCTACAGCTTGTACTGTAACTCTACCTTCTGCAGGAGCTACAGGAATGACAGCAGGAAGATTTTTTGTAATAAAAGACATTTCTGGAAACGCTGCTACAAATAATATTACTATAACAGCATCGGGAACAGATCAAATAGATAGTGCAGGAACATATGTAATTTCTTCTAATCGTGGCTCGGCTACTGTTATAAATAGAGGAAATACTAGTAGCTTTGACGTTGTTTAGGAGGATTAATGGCTCTTGTAAAACAAATATTGCCTCTATCTTTAGATCAAGGCATTAATACTAAATTTGATCAAAAAGACCTTCCTTTTGGTCAATTTGAATTAGTACAAAATGCGTCTTATATTAAGACAGGTGAATTTGATAAAAGATTTGGATATGAAAAACTTAAAGGAGAAACAATTGGAGGTACTCTTAATCAACCTGTAATTGGAGTATCTAAGTTTAAAGATCAATTATTATGGGTATCTAGAGATCAGGTTTATAGTTATAGTGAAGGTGTTAAGGTATTTCAAAATGAAGGAAGTTATGATGCAGTTGTTCCAGAGTCTAATGTAGTAGTTCAAAATGGAAAAGAACAAAGTGAACTTCAATGTGCCTTTATAAGTAATTATAAAGTTTTTGTTTACATGGAAGGTTCAGCTCATAAAATTTCTGTTGTAGACAATGTGTCTGGATCATATGTTACTTATAATACAACTATTCCAAGCTCTACCCGAACAGGAAATCTTAGACTTGCTATAGCAGATCAAAAAATCTATTTATTTGGAACTGATGGTTCTAGGGTTTTAAAATACCAAATCTTTGACTTACTCGGTTACCTTAGGGATGGTTTAGCCTTTGATGCTACTGGAGCCTTTAACTCAGAAGCTACTATAGCTACTTTAGCTTCAGATCAAAGATACGATGTAGCTTCTAGTTCGTTGGCAATGATTATAGCTTATTATGATAGCTCT